CTGCAAAACATCCTTGGCACGAACCAAGACCTGGGGAAAAGAAATAGAAAACTCGCCGGTATTATCATTAAACTCGCCGAGCAAATACAAATCAAAGTCTTCAGGGTGCTTATTCAGCTGATTATCAGCTGCAGCACGATTGACTTCGTCAGTAAAATCGCGAATGGCAACATTGCGATGAGGAACAAAAAAAGGACGGTTAAAGACTTCAGCTGCGCGATCTTTAACACAAACAACAAATAAATGCATGATATGACCTTAAATATTATAAATTACGTTTAGATAAACTAGAACGAGAAGAAGAAACAATAGAACGAGAAATTTTCCTAGAAGGCAAATTCTCAGACGCTATACGCTCAACTTCCAACTCGGCTCTCGCCGAGGAACGATACTGCATGTCCAGAGCTAAATCGGACCCAACCTCCTTCAATAAAGATTTGTAATAACGGGGAACAGGAGCTTTACTACCTTGTAAGGTAATGACAGACGCATGCGGAAAAACATCCGACATGAAAAAATCCCGAAACCAAGAACGACCTATGCCTTTAGACATAAGCATAAACTCGGGATTAGGCAACACCATTTCGCCAGTGACTTCGTCAACATACAAAGGCTCAGGACGTTGCAAGCCCTTAATCTTTTTCAAGATATAACGGGCAATGTATGCTGCAGACTCAAAATTAAGGGCACCAATCAAATGATTTCCATAAGGCCAAGCCTTTAAAACGGAATCAGAAGTGAAGGTACGGTCACCGCCAACAGCACGACCAAAAGAGCGACGATCAGCAGAAAAATCAACTCCAAACAACGCAATATGAAAATGCGGACGTTTAGTCTGATCTCCGTACTCACCAGAAGCCACGTAGCGAAACTTAAAGCCCGCTTTACGCAAACGCTTAAAAAAGCGTTGAAGGTCATCTTTAAAAAGTTGACCATGCTCAGGCAACCAGGCATCGTTATACGTGAGGTTCAGCATACAAGACACCTTGTGCATCTGTTGCTCGTGAGTGATGCGTATGGCCCATTCTCTCGAATAGGCTAAACGGCACTCTATGCATTGTCCGCACTTGATGGGGCCATGTTGAGGGTGTGACCAAAGGGTTGAGCACACGAAGGCCCTATAGACGAATGCCGCCGCGCATAGGACCAGCAGTGATGTTGATCAGCTTGGTGGTCTTAATGTTGCGCTTGAAGCTAGTCGCACTCTGGTGCTTGTTAGCATTGTGACGATGTAGTGGTTTCATATAAACTCCAGTAAAACAGAAAACAAAAAAGGTGTCAATAGGTACAGTTACATCAAGTAGCGAACTGTACCATAAGCAGCTTTAGGCTGCAGCCACCGGTGGAGGAGACTCCTTGGGAGACTCTTGAGGAACCGCGAGACCAAGGCGAACCGCCTCAGAAGAATTATCCGGATTGGCAAAAAATTCCAAAAATTCCTGTGGGGAATTGTGAAAACGAGAACGGACTTTAGCGTCCATACGCATGAAGTTTTCGTCCGCTTGGCGGACAACATTCATGGCAGACTGAAAGTCAAAAACGCCCTCATAATCAACATACTGGGGCATAGAAGCAGGCTCAGGAAGATGGCCAGTCTTCATAAAACGATCAACAATATTGTTGATATCAGATTCATCTTTAAACTGCTGCTGAGTCAAAGAGGAATCCAAACACTTAAGCCCAGTTTCATTAGAACGGGCATCGTGATTATCATAAGCAGAAATAAATTTCATAAAAAATCCTTAACGACGAGACAACATACGAAAAACTTGAAGCAAAGAATCAATCATGGGCTTATATTGCCCAAACTCTTTGCCAAAATTCTCGGCTTTATTAATAGCATCTTTATCAAGTTGCAACAAATCGCCTTCGAGCATAGTCTTAACAGTCAACCAGGTAAGCTGCTTAGCACGCTGGACTTCAGACACAGACTGAAAACCAGACAACTTAGAAGCAGCATCAAGCTGCTTAGCAGCAGCAATTAAACGATCACCCTCAAGCGGAATATTCTTAATCTCGGCAACAATCTTTGCAGATTGAGTTTCCATCAAAGAAATATGAGAACGCTTTTCGTCAGCAGTAGCACCAGCAAGACCAGTCTGAGCCTCAAGCAAATAACGCTGAGCACGCTTGTTAACCGTGTCAGCACCAATATTTTCGGTCTCAGCAGAAACTTTGGCTGGACGCTTATGCTCAGTTTCTTCACGAGCACGAGACTCAGAAGCAGCTCTAGAAGCAGAATAAGCAGAAACACCAGCACTAACAGGACTTTGAACTTGAGCAACACTACCAGATGGTGTACTTGCACCACCACCCTTGATATATGCAAGCATTGGATTCAAACCAGCAGACTCCAAATCTTTAACTTGACGTTGATAAGCAGAATTAGACATTCTTTCTTGGAAAGCAGTATTTTCACGAGCTAATTGAACATTAGACGCATTAGTTTCCTGTTGACCAGCATAACCAAGAATAGAAGAAAAAATATCAGAAAACATAAAAAACCTTTCGGCTCATGCGGTGTAAACCGCAAGAGCTTAAAAATGGTCGATAAGGCCAGGTACAGAGTACATAGGAAGAGGACGCGCAGCATTAATATTAAAAAAGGCGTCCAATAAGAGTTGTTGCCCATTAGCAGAGGCGCCAACAGCAAGATTACGAGCCAAAGGAGGCGTATCTTGAATAAAAGTAGAATTTAGAGTAGGCAAAGAAGTAAACTTCTGTGCATAGTGCCACGGGTCAATAGTCCCTGCAGCAGTAGATCTAAATAAACCAGTAATCTCAGAAGGATTGTAGCGATACTCAGCCCAACGCTCCTGATAACCGAAAACGTCTGAATCAGACGAACCACCAGTTATGTAAATTTCCTTGTTAAGAACAGCTTGTTCACCAAGCATAGCAAAAGCAGGAAAATAATAATCATAACGAGTAGACCGCGACCAATGTCGACGTAAGCCCTGCTGATAAGTAAGATCAGCACGGACAGAAATAACACCAATCACATAACCGTGTTCCACGAAGGATTGAGTAAAACCATGGCCATTGGCCAAATAAGTGCCCATAGCAGCAAGATTACCTTGCGGAGTAGCAGAACCAGAGATATTAGTAGAAGAAGTCTGGGCAATAGGAGCAATATTAATAGGGGTTGTACCACCACCTAAATATTCAGGACGCTGTAAACGAGCGTCAGGCGATGTAACGCCAAAATGAGATCTAAGAATCTCAGTATAACGCGTGCCGCCACGAGCATCACGCTCTAACAGCTTTTGAATTTGAAAAGACTGACGAAGCTGATTAATAGTTGCAGCAGTAGCAGCACTTAAATCGGCATACAAACCAGATACACCAGAGGTAACAACACCTGCGGCTTTATTCAAACCAGGGTAATTATCAGTAACAGATGTACCAACATTAGCACCAGAAGCAGTAGTAGAGTAACGAGCTGTGGTAGTGCCAGTAGCAGACATAAGACCAAAAGTACCAGTACCATCAGTCATATTTAAAGCTTTACCAGTTCCATAAACTGGAGCGGTGGTGCCTAAAGGCAAAGTAACAGCACTGCCCTTCTGTGGCCAAGGCAAAGCACCAGTAAAATAATCATGACGCTTACCACGTCGAAGAATTGTGTAATTAGTAGCAGGGGCGGTATCAGGACCATCGCCCTTGTCCACAACAGAGGAATTCTGAAGATTTTCGTCACGAAACCATTGATTGTAAATTAAATTATAGGCACGGGCAGGTAACGCCGAATGTGAAACCGTATTACTACCGCCGACTTGACCAACCGTCGGTAAACCAAGGTAGTCCTGTAAGGACCCGATAGCGTATCCACCAGCTGGGGATACTTGTTGTGGGATAGTGTAAGAAATAGAATCGGCAGGATTATCCTGCTCCCCCATAAACTTAACCCAATTTGTCCAAACCAAACGATTAGGAACGAAGAAGAAAAAGGAGTCCAAATGGAGATTATCCATAACTGGAAAGATGGGGGTAGCCAAACGGCCGAACATTGTGACATTAACATTAAATGTGTCTCCGGGAAGAACTTCCTCGCACATGATAGGAACAATTAAACCACTGTCGAAAGTAGTCTTAAGAGTTTTCTGCATAGAAAATCTAGAGCGGGGGATGTCAGCACGGGGAACCATTGCAAAATTGTGAGCATCAACCGATTTATTGTGGAACATAAAAAACTCCAAAAAGAAAAAAGCACCCCCGAAGGGGTGCAAGGGTCAGACAGACTGCAAAACATCCTTGGCACGAACCAAGACCTGGGGAAAAGAAATAGAAAACTCGCCGGTATTATCATTAAACTCGCCGAGCAAATACAAATCAAAGTCTTCAGGGTGCTTATTCAGCTGATTATCA